TTGGACTTTGCTCCAACTCCTCCTTCACCAGTTGGTTCCATTGAAATAGAAAAGACAATGGAAGCACAAGCGGACAGACTTTGTGGATTGGATGAAACATCTCAGATCTCTCAAGTGCGTAAACAATTCTTAGTTGATAAGTTCCTTCAGCACTCCGCAGAGGTTTTACAGATGTGTTATAAATGCTTCCAGCGGTTTGGACCGGACTCAGTTTTCTTTAGAGTTACCGGATCGCCAGACCCCGTAGCTTTCAACAAGGGTAACCCGGATGAGAACTACGACATAATGATTTCATATGATGTCCTCAATTCGGATCCAGAGACTCAAGAGAAGAAACTTAATCAAATGGTTGCTCTCACGCAACTGGACCGCAGTGGTCGTATTAACATTGATAGCTTGCTTGATGCGGCTGCTAACAGCATTGATCCGGTACTCGCGGATCGTGTGCTACAACCTACAGAAGCAGCTCAAGAACAAGTTGTACGACAAGTAACAGATGACCTCGCTAAAATATATGCTGGTATCGAAATGCCGGCACGTCCTAACGGTGCTCAAATTGCTCTTACTGTTATCCAGCAGTATACATCTCAACCAGATGTTACACAGCGAGCACAAGAAGATGAAGCATTCAGAGCACGTCTTGAGAAGTACGCTGGTCAGTACACCTTCCAAATGCAGCAAGCACAAAACGCCCAAATTGGTAGAGTCGGTACAGAGCCGGCTAAGATGGGAAACATTAACACACAAGAAATGTAATATGAATAGTTTAGAAGAAGTAATGCTTGGAGTAGTAACCGAGCCATCTGACAATATATTACCTTCTAGTTTACCCCAAGGTAAAATACTAGGTTCTAAAAAACCAAAGGGTGAACCTATGTTTGATTCATTTCTTAGTGCAGCTACAAAATATTTCGGAGATGATCCCGCTGTACTAGCTGGTCTTACTGGTAATGCTGCTGTAGAAAGTGCTTACAGTTTTGATCCCGCTCAAAAGCAAATCGGCGGAGGTAATGGTTACGGAGTTTATCAATTCGATTTTCATAGACCCTATTATAACACATTTCTTAAAGAAAACAACCTTAAAGATAATGTCGATTCTCAAAACAAATATGTTTACGAAAACATTTATGGAGATCTTCAAGATATTGTCGGCGAAGGGAACGCTAAAGCTCTTCAAGAAGCATTTAAAAGTGGAGATCCACAACTAATAAACGAAACATTTAGAACTAAATTTTTAAAACCCAAAAAGGAAAAAGCTCATACGGATAGACGTGCAGCTCAAACAGATTTTTATTTTAACAAATTCACTAAATGAGTTTAGAAAAGGACTTACAATCACTAGGTAATCACGAGCACTTTGCTCGATTCCTAAAAGTAGTAGCAGAGCTTCGTGAAGAAACCATTGAAGAGCTACATAACGCAAGCAACGAACAGATACAACAAATATCTGGACGCATTCTGACATACGATCAGATACTACAAATGTGCGACTGGAGAAAACTCCAAGTTCGTTTTTCTGATAGGCTTGATACATAAGTTATAATACATTTATCGCCATCGCTCGGCGTTAAGGAGTGCAAACATTATGTCAAACGAAATCACAGAGGGAGTCGCTGAACCCTCAACCGAAACAACAGCGTCACAGTCAAATATGTCAGCAGCGGATTTTGTAAACCGCCGCTTGGGGCAACAGAATGAGGAAACTCAAGAAGTGGCTCCACCAGTTGAAGCAACAGATGAAGTAACAGAAGAAACCTTGGTCGAGAGTCCAGAGGTAGAAGCAAGTGAAGAAATCGTTGCTGAACAAACTGAAGAACCGGAAGGTTCCGAAGATGTTCTTTCACAGTTAGATCTAGATGATATGTCCGAAGACGATCTTCGAGAATTATCCGAAAAGCTAGGAAGTAGAGCAGTCGCTAGATTCGGTGAGCTCACAGCAAAACGTAAAGCTGCTGAAGCAAAGCTGAAAAAAATGGAAGCTCAACTGCAAAATAATAATCCATTAGAAACTCAAGAAGTAGCCAATAATCCCTACGCATCGGTAGATACAGTACAAGGATTACAAGAAAAGGCGAAGGAAGTAACAGATGTCATAGAATGGGCAGAGGAAACATTATTCAATGCAGATGGCTACGGACCCGAAGATGTAGTAACGGAAGTTGAAGGCAAGGAATTAACTAAGTCAGATGTGCGTAAGAGTTTACTCAACGCTCGTAAGGCTCGTGATAAGTACCTACCAGCTCAACTACAAACAGTTCAAAGAGTACAGCAGTCACATCAGCTCAAAGAAGCCTTTGATGTACAAGCCGAAAAGGATTTGAACTGGTTACAAGGAGACGACAATGACGTACGCAAAAGCTACGAAGCTATGATTGGAGATCCTAGATTCAATTCACTACGAGAAAAAGCAGATCCAGAAGTTGCAGCTCAACTTAACTATCTGATGGCTCACGCAGCGAATAGTATTTATGGACGTAAACCAGTCAAGGAAGCTCCGAAGTCAGCTACGTTGACACCTCCCAAGACAGCTATTACAGCTGGGGCAACATCAGATAAAAAAGTGAATAAGTCCGTTAAGGCACTTAAAGACCTTAACCAACGGTTTAGACATTCTGGCAACAAGAGTGATTTTATAACTCTCAGAACACAACAAATTAAAAATCGTTAAACACACAACCCATTAAAATATTATGGCATTTAGTAATACATATGACACAACAAATACGGGATCTGGTGTTTCTAACAGAGAAGACTTGACAGATGTCTTGACAATTCTTGCTCCGGAAGAAACTCCAATCCTTTCATCTGCTCAAAAGCAGAAAGCAAACGCTACATTCGTAGAGTGGACAGTAGACGCATTAGCTGCTCCATCATCAACTGGTATCCGTGAAGGTGCTGACGTAGGTACATTCACTGATCAGTTCGCTGGACGTGCAAAACTAGGTAACTACATTCAGAAGTTCCGCCGCGACTACCAAGTATCTGATCTACAAGAAGCAGTTGATTCAGTCGGACCAGCTAAGATTGCTCAAGCAGAAGCTAAAGCAATTCGTGAGCTTAAACGCGACATCGAAAAAACTATCGCTGGTTCTCAAAATCGTACTGTTGAAAATGGTTCCGACACTCCTTACGCCCTTCGTGGTTTAGGACGTTGGTTAGAAGCTAATGGAGCTGACTCAGATGTTCCAGCAGCATTCCGTACTCCAGCAGACAGTCGCTACACAGTTGCAGAAGCTGGTGCTACAGCATTCAGTGAATCAACATTGAATGACATCATCGCTTCTATCTTCAAAGAAACTGGTACAGTTAATGACCTAACATTGGTTGCTGACACTAAATTACGCCGCGTTATCAGTGATTTCGCTCGTGTAACTGCTTCAGCTACAAACAATGTGCGTTCAGTAAACTATGACGGTGGAGCTGGTGAAATCAAACTTACTGTTGATTTATACCAATCAGACCACGGTATCGTTTCCATCGTAAACGGTAATCCAGATTGTATGCCAGACTTCGGTTCATCCGCTGGTGAGTCCGGATACTTAATCAACCCAGAATACGTTGGTATTCACGAGTTAATCCCAATGGGATCAACACGTCTACCTAACCAAGGTGGTGGTGAGCGTGGCTACGTGGATTGTGCTCTTACATTAGGAGTATATCACCCACAAGCACACGGTGTTATCGAAGGAACTGCTTAATCCTTACATTCGGTACGGGGGGCGAAAGCCCCCTATACCTTTTCTTTTTAACTTAAAACTATTTAGACCTTATGGATATTATTACGGACTTACCAAAGAATTTCACAGATGATGAGATCGATGCAGCATTTATGCAAGAGATCAAGAATGGTTTCAAATTAGAAAGAGAAACAGAACACGAGAGAGTAGCAGCTGCCGCTAAACAAGCAGCACACCTTAAAGGAACTACTCATCCGGTTCTAGGGAAACCAGTAGCCACTATGCCGGCTCGTGAGTTCTTTAGACTTACAAGTAAGTACGGACACAAGGAGGTACACTCCAAAGAATTTTTAAAGCACTACAATAAAACATTTGCTGAACTTTCCCCTAATAAAATATAATGCAAGTAAAAAGTTACACAGATCTCAAAGCACTCATACAAGCGTTAGCCGGTGTGAGTTCTTTTACAACTGAGGAGGATTCTAAGATTCTTAGTTTTGTAAATCGCCGAGCTGCGGAAGCATATAACTTGAGTCCATCTTGGGCAAGATATTTAGTAACTGGCGAGGAAAGACCACTTGGTTCTTTAATTGTAAGTGGTATAACATTAACAACAGCTCCAGCTACTGCCTACGAAGAAGCGAACCAATTTCAAGGAGTTTATCAAAATTTAGGAAATGATAGTAATGGAAACGCTGTTTATTTTCCTATGAATTTTACATATAATGTTGAATTTGCTATAGTAAAAAACAATACAATTAAGCGTTGGGAGTTTCTTAACTTGTCAGAATTGCCTACAATAGACTCAGAAGGAGTTGTATCTATATCTGGAGTTACAACTGTTCAAGCATTTCAAGATAAAACTTCATCTACCGATGGAACTGATTTAGATGATTATGATTACCCGTGGCAAGTTAAAAGATGGAATACTGATATTATTTATACTTCTGGTTATCCAGTTCTTGAACAAAGAAATATAATTCCTAATGATAGTACTTTTTTTGCAAGCCAGAATCTTGGCGGACAAGTTTCAAGGGAAAGAATTGGTGAGTTTATTAGAATACATAGGAATCAATCCTTTTTAAATAATTCATCTATTGAGTATGATTTTTATTCTGACAAAGATGGAGCAAATATTTTAAACATAGCTAACCCTACGGACGGTTCAGCGTTTATAACTTATAAGAAAGAGCTTCCTACATTTACAGCGGATTCAACAGACTTCCCACTTGAGTTCTTTTACTTCGTAGCTCACGCATCTTATGCTGATTTTTTGCGTATGGATGGTCAGCACGGTAAAGCTCTGACCGAAGAACAAATAGCTAAAAACTATTTAGACATCGAGCTAGAAAAAATAGATATTCGTTCAAATAATAACTCAATTAATCACAAATTTTCAACCTACGTCAATCGACAAAGTCGTTGACACTCAATGTAAAATACTCATATGGCAAATTCATTCGTAACTAACCTTTATCCCGTACCAAGTGGAACAGCTAATGACCACAGATTGACAGTTGATGCTACCGCTGGTGGCGTTCTGTTCTCTGGAGCAAACGATGATAACACAGATGCCTTCGATGCATTGACTAAATAT